AGTCAAAAAATGCAGAATGAAGACTTAGATTCTATCAGACAATCAATTGTCAAAGCTGAGACTAAAGTGGCTAATGTAGAAAGTATTGTTTTAAAAATGTTAGACAGATGGAATAAATCAGATGATACATCTGCAAGACATAGGGAAGATATTGTAAAAGAATTAAATGACGTAACTGATGATTTGTCATATTTAAAAGGTAGGATTAACGGAAAATGAATAAAGTTGATATAGAGAGATGGCGATTGAATGTTGATAGTAGACTTGAAGAATTAACCATTATGAATGCAAAGCAGAGTAGTCAGGTTACTCATATTAAAGAAACTACTGACGAAATTAAAACCTTAGTAAAAGAACAAAATGGTAGAGTTCGTGCTTTAGAATCATCTGTATCTAGGATACAAGGTGTAGGCTCTATGTTTGTTGTTGTATTTGGTTCTTTAATAAGTTGGTTATTTAAAGGAGAATAGAAAATGGAATGGGTTCAAGGTAATTGGGAATATGTAGTTATTGGTCTTTTAGCTATTGATAAAGTAGTAGCTCTTAGTCCATCTAAATGGGATGATCTTGTTTGGACAGCGATTAAAAAATCTATATATAAACTAGCAGGGAAGAAATAGAATGTTAAAAATGTTAATAAAGAAATTAGTTAAGAAGATTGGTATGGTACAGCTTCTTATGATGGTTGGTGATACAGCAGTAAAAGCAACTAAGTCTAAAAAAGATGATAAAGTTTGGGCTGAGGTTAAGGTATTATTGGAGACTTTTTCATAATGCCAAGGTTTAGCACAAAGAGTAAATCTAAGTTACATACTTGCGATGAAAGATTAATCGGTTTGTTTAACGAGGTAGTTAAGCATTTTGATTGTACAGTAATAGAAGGTCATCGAGGGAAGGAGAGACAGAATGCAGCGTATAACAAAGGCAATAGTAAACTTAAGTTTCCTAATGGTAAACACAATAAAAGCCCTAGCATTGCTGTTGATGTGGCTCCCTATCCTATTGATTGGAATGACCGCGATAGGTTCCATTATTTTAGTGGATATGTTTTGGGTATTGCTTCGCAAATGGGTTTGAATATTCGTTGGGGCGGAGACTGGGATCAGGATACACAAACAAAAGATAATAAGTTTGATGATTTAGTACACTTTGAGATAAAGGAATAATGCCTAAACAGTTTAAAACATATACACGTTTTGAAGGTGGTTTAAATACTAAAACCAATGCTCGTTCTATTCAAGAAAACGAATTAGCTCAAACTAACAATGTCATTGTAGATGAGTTTGGAGTTATAAAATCTTGTGGTAAGGTAGTGGACAATACTTCTGATTATACAGCTCCAAATTTAACAGCCTCTCAGCCTGGTTACGGTTTATTTCAATCTACTTTTGATTATGCTTCTGGAGGAGGAAATTCATCTACTGTAAGAACTTTTTTAGCTAATGCAGATGATGGAACTAACGCAGTAGTTCACGTTTTAGATGCTACAACTTGGGATACTAATGATATAAGTTTGGGTGCGGTTACTGGCTCAGAACAAGCAAAAGTTATTTATCACATTGCTGATGGAGATGTTAGAGTTTGCGATACAAATGTAGCCAATACATCTACAGATATAAAAAAGTATGGTTATGTGTCTGCTCAAAGCAGATGGAAAGATTCTTCTGGTAGCGTTCAGACTCCAGGAGGATATGCTGGAGTTCTTGGTTGGATAAGTAGTAGCGTCAATTTAGCAAAACCAGATAAAGGTTTGGTTGGAATAACTATTGGAGGAAATGAAGATACAGATGCAGTTTCTAGTAATGCGACAACATTAATTTCTGATACATCGTCTTTTCCTTCCTCAATGAATACTGATCTTGATTTAGGAACTGGCTCTAGCGTAAATGATTATTGGGGTGTTAATCGGACTAATGGTCAATTTGCTGCTATTACAGCAAGGTCAAGCGATACAACACTTACAACATCAACTATAAGTGGCTCTGGAACTTGGCTTGGTAATAAAGTTTTTGCAATATATCCTCCAGCTGGAAGAGGACTTAATTTAAATATAGTTGCTTCTAGTGGCGGAGCTTGGGCTGCTGGAGATTATGAATTTGGAATAACTTTTGTATATGAAGGAAATCAAGAGTCTTTAATTTACCAATTAAAAGGTGATGCTGTTACTGTATCTGCTAATCAAAAATTGACTTGCACTATTTTAGCGACGCAATATAAAGATCAAGGGAGTGGAGCAGTTGAATACGATAGAAGAATAACTGGAGGAAGAGTATATACTAGAATATCTGGTAGTGATGATGCTTGGGCTTTATTTAGTGATGTGAGTTTTACGCTTGGAGCAAGACCAAGCCTTGAAGGTGGGTATACATATTGGACTGAAGAATACTCAGATGCTCCCTTTTTATTCTCTTCTTTTGTTAGCAGTTCTTTAAATGTAGATACTTATGAATCTATAAATGGATTTAGTCCAGATTCTGCATTTATAGCTTTGCAGGGTAGTGAAAAATATCAAACTAGCGTTGTTACTAATAGAAGAGCTTTTATAGGAAATGTAAAATATACAGATGCCGAAGGTAAGCTTGCTAGTAGAGGTGATACAATAAGGTATAGCGAAATAAATAAATTTGATACATTTCCCGAATTTAATTTTATAGATATAGGTGTTAATGATGGAGAAGAGTTTATTAAGTTAGAAGCTTTTGCCGATAGACTTTTTGCGTATAAAGAAAAAACCCTTTATATTATTAATATAGGTGGCGGTTCTGATACTCAATGGTTTTTAGAGTCAGAGCATAAAAATATGGGAGTTGAGTTTCACGCAGCTACTGTAAAAACAGATTTTGGAATAGCTTGGGTTAATAAAAATGGTTTATTTTTTTATGATGGTAGTCAAATTAGAAATTTACAAACTAAAATTTTAGAGTCAGAGTGGTCTAGCTTTGTTAACGCTGATACTATGATAGGTTATGAACCCACTCATAAGCATTTAGTTGTTGTTAGGGATGCAGCAGCTTCTGGAGGTACAAGCGGAGATGCTTATATTTATAGTTTTATTACTAATTCATTTACATTTGCAGAAGATATGGTTGAAAATGCTGTTAAGTCAAATATAATAACAGATGCTTATAATAAAATGACATTAGGTTCTTCGACTGACGAGTTAGAGTCATACGATGGAGAACCAGATTCTGGAACTACGTTTGATATTATATTAAAAGATGATGACTTTGGTATGCCTAATACTGTTAAAAAGATTTATGGTGTAACAGTAGAATATGCGAGTAATGCCTCAAACAGTAATGGATTAAAGTATTATTATACAGACGATAGTGGAACAAAACAAGCTGTAGCAAACGGAGGAACTTTAGCTAGCACCAGTAATGACCTTGATGTTAATAAAGTTACTTTTGGTACACCTCTATTAGCGTCCTCATTTCAAGTGCGTTTAGATATGGACGGAGATAGTATACAAAAAATAAACAATGTAGGCGTAGAATACAGACCTATATATAAAAGAGTTACATAGTGTCAATTGATAGAGAAAAAAGATTTTTATACAACTCAAAAGGTGTAGATGCAAAACTACAAATAGGATATCCATCTAAAGCTTCTGGAAACGATGGAGAAGAAAGAGTTGTTAAGACACCAGATGGCAAGCTTAGGCTTTATAGAAAAGAGCTTGGTGCTTGGTATTATTTAGAATTTACAAGGAGTTAATATGACTTTAGCAGAAATAATGGCAGGATTAGGAGCTAGTCAAGCAGTTGGTGGAGCGAGAACTGGTGCTTTACTTACTCAAACTGCTGAAGGTGAGCGTAGAGATTTGCGTGATGCTCGAAAAAGATTAGAGGAACAGCAAAAAGAACGTGATAGAAAAGCTAAGAGGCGTGACAAAAGACGTGGATTTGGTAGGCTTATTGGTGGAGGTATAGGATTTTTATTAGGAGGTGCTCCAGGTGCTGCTCTAGGTAGTGCAATTGGTCAAGGTGGAGCTGCTGCAACTCAAAGAGGTGGTTATAAGTTAGATGATGTTAGCGCTGGATTAGGTCAAGGTATGTTTTTTAAAGGTGGTAGGGAAGATATCTCTACTGCAGAAAGAGATATAAATAGATATCTTGATGACGCTAATACAGGATTTATTACTAATATAGCAACTAGTGCTGTATCTGATTATTTAACTGCTGGTCAACTAGGTAAAGCATTCCCAGGAATAAGAGGTGGAGGTTTTAAGGCTATTGGAGAGAAAGGTCTTGGGTTTGATAGTTTTATGGAAATGCTAAGATTTGATCCAGAGGATACTGGATTACCATTTACTAAAGGAGGATTTAACCCGAAATCTATACTTAAAGTAACTGGTAGCGATTCAGATCCTTTTACTAAGTCTGGAGGATTTATGAGTTTATTAGACCAGCAATCTATGGCTAGTAATAGGAATATTTTTGACAACTATATATCATCTATTAGAGGAGGTTAGTAAATGTCATTTGAAGAATTATTAAAACAGGCTGGGTTGCAAGATTACTCTCAGTATTTTGAACAAGACCCAACAGATATAGCGTCAGCCTTAGGATTGACTGGTAAACAAGCTACTCAATTTGGGCAGTTCTTTCAACCTTTTGGTCAAGAACAGTTAATGGCAGCTCAAGAAGAAATTGGAGAAAGAGCAGCTACTAGAACTGGGTTTTTAGAAGGTAACTACCAATCTGGTTTGCAAGGTTTAGGTCAGCAATTAGGTCAAGCAACTAGACAAATAGGTCAAGCTGCTGGTCAAGCTGGATTTTCTGGAGCTGGTGCTACTGCAAAACAAATAGCTGAAAGTAGAAAAGTTGCTGGTCAGTCATTACAAGATATAATGCAAAGAAGACAAGAAGGTTTATACGGAATAGAACAGCAAAGAGGTACTGAGATGGCTGGATTAACTGGAATGCTACAAAATTATTTACAGAATGTATTTAGAAGAGGTGAGCGTTTATATGGATTAGACCCAACTGGTGGCGGCACAATGAGTCCTGGAACAAGTGGATATGCAGGAACCTCTGGAGTAGGAAGCGAAGGTATAGCTGGTCAAACAGGTCAAAATATTTAAGGAAAAATTATGGCAAATGGACTTAATTACGAATCACCATTAAATAGGTTATTGAGTGTTACTCTACCTCAGTTTTTAAATAGAGAACTTGATAGAAAACAGAGAAAAGAAGAAGCAGAAGCTAATCGAGAGTTTAGACAACAACAATTTGATTCATTAAACGAATACAGAGATGAGCAAAACGAATTTAGAGATAAACAATTCGAAGCTAATCAGGCTTTTCGAGATGAGCAATTACAAAGAGAAGACGAAAGAGATCTTTTTTCAGATATTACAAGATCAACCACACTAGATAAAAAAACTAATATGCTTAGGGTGTTAGGTGAAATGGATCTTTCTCCTTCTGCTAAGAAAAGATATGATATAATGCTATCTGACCATACCGCAGATTCTAATAATCCTATTAGGAGTGTAGCTGGGTTTAGAAATGTGCCAGGGATTCAAGAAGCTTGGGAAACTTCTGGTCTTGCAAATAAAGTAAATCTTACAAATTTAGATAAACGCAATTTCTTTAAAGACTTTATGTCAGAAAGAAATATATTTACACAGCAAAGATCACTAGAGGTTGCTGGATTTATGAATGGAGCAGAGCTATCTAGAAAAAATCTTACAGATATTAATAAGCGAATATTTGAAGAAAGAAATGCGTTGCTTTTAGTAGATGAAAATATGAGCGAAAAGGATCTAAGAGATAACTTAAAAACTTTGTATTCTGCACAAAAAAGAGAACAACAGAGGCTTGATAAATTTAGCAATGAAGCTTTTAGTGCACTTACAGAAGCTGGAGTAATGCCAGAGATTATACCAGCAGATGACCAAACTCTAGGGGACGAGGGTTTAATTGTTACTCCTAAAACTAATTTCTTTGATTTTACTGGAGGAAGTATTCTTCCAACATATCAGCAAGTAAAAGACGACCCAACTTACATAGGCTCTTTTACGTTTCCTGATGGAAGTACTGGAATAATAGATGCCTTTAGAACTATTGAGCTTGGTGTTACTTCTCCTAATGATTTTGACCCTAATAAAAATTTCGAGCAAGAAGAGCAAGAGGCAGATACTACTGAAGAAAGCGTAACAGCTACTGCTGAATTACCTTCAGTAGCTAGTATACCACAAGGAGACTCCGTTAACGCTGTTTCTAGATTAGCAGGTGTTGAAATGGCTGAAGATTATGGAATAAAAGATTTACCTGGAAAGATAGGAGATATTATTAGAGGTGCTCCAGGAGTACAAAGACAATTGGGTACTGAAGCAGGTGGATTGCTTTCTATGGGAGGAGCAACAAAAGATCAGATTAAAGCTGTAAGGAATGCAGAAGTAAATCTTCAAAGAATAAATGATGATCTTGTAAAACTACCTGGTAGGACTGGATTAACCAAGGATTACCAGTTTGGATATCCTGAATTTTTTAATAAGTTTAAGTCTGAGGATGAATATTTAGAGGCTAATAATTCTAAGAATAAAGAGTTCCAATCTTACCTAATTAATGTAAGCCAAGCTCTTGAGCAGCCAAACCTAACCGATAGAGTTAGAGGTAGGTTGAGTAAAACTTTAGAAAAGTTTACTTCAATGGTGGATAAAGCAGTAGTTAAAGCAGAGAGAGCAAGTGGTTCTCCGACTGATAAGCTTACTTCTGTATATAATAAGGAAACTATAGCTTTAGTTAATGCTATTAAGACTGGGAAAATACCATCTGAAGAGTCGGTAGAGGTAGTAGAAGAAAGTGGGTTAGAATCTGAACTTAAGCAGGCATTTGAAAATTTAGACCCTGAAGAAAAACAAGCTTATAATAATGATTTTGAAGTCTATCTTACGAGCTATGCTAATCGCATAAGAAATATGGTAACTTATGGTAAGATGGATCAAGCTGAGGGAGCTTCAATACTTCAAGAACTTCAATAAGAGAGAGTAAATGAACGGACAGAAAAAATATAGTATAGATGAAATAGATAAAATGTATGGGTATGATCAAAATATATCTACATACGATACTACTCAACCAATTCAACAAACTTACGACAGACAAGAATCAATAAAAATAAGAGAAAAACAAATTATGGATTTCTTGCCTGACTTTGTAAAAGATGCCTACAATAAATCTATAACAGGTTTAAGTGACCAGTTACTTAGTGGAGAAAAAAGATTTGATTTAGGTAGATACGACCCTAGTGTACTAGAAGACTTAGGTAGTACAATTACCAGCTTTTTTATGCCTGCAGACCTTCTTACTTTTATAGGAAGTTCTACTGCCACACTTGGTGTTGGTGGTTTTGCTGCTAAAGCTGGAGCTAAAACAGCTCTTAATAGGGCAATAAAGCTAGGTTCTAGAAAATTAATTCAAAGTGGTGTAAAAAAAGATTTAGCAGAAAGCGTTGTAAATAGAGGAGCTAAAAAATTAGTTGAACAATCCTTAACTCAAGGCGGTGCTTTTGCTGGATATACTGGTGTAAGTACATTTTTAAGAGAAAAGATAGAGGGTGGTGATGTTGATTACTCAGATATTTTAACTAAGTCAGCTAAAGCTGGATTAGCCGCAGGAATTGGTGGAGCAGCTTTCGGAAGAGCACTTGGTAGAAAAGGTTCTTTAGGTATGGCTTATGCACAAGAAGGAATAGCCTTTGGAACTGCAGAACCTCTTCTTGAGGGTGAAATACCAGAGCCAATGGACTATGTTAACTCATTAGGATTTGCATTAGGATTAACTGGAGGTAGAGCTGCAGCTGTAAAAGCAAACAAATATGTTAAATCATTTCTTAAAAAAGAAAAAATAGATGAGTCAACTGTTAATAGTAATTTAACTCTTGAAGATATAAATGCTCATCAGCAAGTCGCTAAGGAGTTTGCTGGAGTTAGATGGGAAAATGAGGGAAGAGGTGGCAAGAGATGGAATAGAATTGCAGATGGAGATGGAGCTTTTTCACAAGTTAGAGTAGTTGGGAGAAGTATATCTGGAAAAGGTAAAGCTAAAAAAGATGTTTTTAAAATAATAGATGATGTAACTAAGAAACAAAAAACAGTAGATAGAGATACATTTTTTAAATCATATAAAGAAAGCAATATATCTAGACTAAGAACTGAAGCTCAAGTTAATGAATTAGGTGCCTTGCTTGGATATACTGGAGATGCTTACGTTAAGTCTATAACTAGAAATATTGATAAAAATGTAAGTAACATATCTGATAGAATGTTAAATGACATTCATCAAAGAATGTTTAAAAATTATAATGTAAATCATTATAGAAAACAGATAGCTGAGTTCTCATCTAGTATACCAAAAAAAGATTTATTCTCTCATATATTTGGAGAAAAAATTGCTTCTGAAATAAAGTCTGCGCATAAAGCATTTCCAGACCCAAAGGCTAGAGGTATAATTTATTCTATGAAAGAAATAGATGACGGCATTATATTGTTTCAAGAAAAATCATATCAAGATGTTAAGTGGTTAACAGATAAATATTCTAAGTTTTCTGAATCTAGAAAGAATAGGATATGGGATGAGATCAATGGCAAAGCTGAGGTAACTAGTCAAAATAAAGAGATAGTTAATTATTGGAAAAATATGTACAAAGAAAGGCTTAAGTATGCTGAGAATTCTGGTATTGAACCAGCAGGATTTATAGATGATTTTGCTCCTCATTATGCAAAAGCTGGAGTTATAGATGAAATTTTCGAATCTATAATAGATATAGAAAAAGCTTCTGGATTTTCTTTTGCTGAAAATACTGTAAATGCAGCTGAAAGCAATAGGATAGGTAATATCATTAAAGATAGAATTATAAATAATCAAAACAGAAGACAATTTGCTGTAGCTATTGATGATATAATTAGACAGTATAAGAAAAAAGGAATTGTTAAGGATTATACTGACGCTTTTTTAATGCTTAGAAATGATATAAGACCTACTAAAGTAAATAGGCATGGAAGTATAGAGAATAAAAGAGAGTTTGATTTTCCAGAAGAGTTACTAGAGAGAGACCTTGTAAAGGTTACTGCTGTATATGATTTAAATTTACCAAGGAGAGCTGAGACCGCTAAGGTTTGGGGAAAAAATAATGAGGCTGTAGATAAAATAATTTCTACCATTAAAGACCCTAGGCAAGCAAATAGAATAAGAACATTAGTAGATAGAATGACTGGTGTTAGTGAATTTCAACCAAATAATAGCCTAGGTAGAAACTATAAAAAATTTGCTGACGCAGTTATGGGATTTGAAACTACAACTAAGATTGCTGGTGGTAGCGCAACTTTAGCAAACGTATTTCAAGGTATGTATTCTATATTGCCTGCGGTTGGATATTGGAATAGCACAAAGGGATTAGCTTCATTACTAAACAAAGAGTTTAGAGATTCCTTACCAACTATGCATAAAGAAGTTATATCTGAAATACTTGGAGAGGCTACATCAACTTCATTTTTTAGAAAAATGGCAGAGAAATCAGCAAAGTGGTCTGGATTTACTTTTATAAATAAATTTAATAATTTATGGGCATCCTCTACTGCTTATCATGCGATACAAGATTTTACTAAAATTATAGATACAAATCCAAATAGCATAACTGGTAGAAGAGCAAAAGCTAGAATGAAAAATTTATTTGAAATAGATTATAAATCTGGAACTGGTTTAAGTGAGGATAAATTAGCTTTAGCAGTATCTAAATTTGCAAAGAAAACGCAGCTTCATGTTGATTTGCTAAACGAACCAATAGCATTTTCCAATCCAAAGCTTAGACCATTTATAATGTTTAAGCGATTTGCTTTTAAACAGCCAGCATTGCTAACAAAAAATATTAAAGATGAATTATTTTTAAGAGATGAAAAGGGAAAATATATAGGTAGCCCTATGATCTTATTTAGAGTTGCTACTGGAGGAATGGTTGCAGCTTCTGCATATCAATACGCAAAAGGAAATTTAACTGCACTGTTGTCAGGTAAAAAATATGAGCCAAAAGAAGATGAGGGTATGAAAAATTTTATAGAAAATATGGCATCTGTTGGTTCTTTTGGTATGTTAACAGATTTTATAGCAGCAGAAAATTTATCTAGACAAATAGCATTTACCATTTCACCTCCTTTTGTTGGTGATATAGATAGAGCTATAGATTCGTTTTCAGAGTTAACCAGAAGTGTAGATACATTTGGTTTTAATTCTATTAGTGTTAGGAGGGCAGCTTATAAAGCGTCTCCGATACTAGGAACTAAAGCAAAACATTTATCAAGAAGGTTTATTGCTACAGAAGGTCAAAAGAGGAGCGCTCAGTCTTCAGCTAAGGGAAGAAGGAGAAAAGAGGTTCATGAATTATTGATAGCTGGAAAAAGTAGCTTGGCTATTAAAAAAGTTAAAGCTTGGAACTCAGCTAACCCAACCAATCCTCTTACTTTTGATGATATAAGTTATAAAAGTATTTATTTATCTGTTACTAAAAAGAACATGAGAGTAAAAACAGAAGAGATGACACCAGCTCAATATAGAGCTTATCAAGAATACATGAGGGGTTAATATGGCTAAAACAATAAAAGGTGTTAGTTTAACTGCACTAAATAAAAGACAGCAAACAGCTATGACTAAACATTCAAAGCATCATACTGCTAAACATATAAAGTCAATGGTTGCATCTATGAAAAAGGGTAAAACTTTTACTCAGTCTCATAAGATAGCTATGAAGAAGGTAGGGAAATAGAATGGCTGATACAAAAAAAGACACAAGATTAAAAAGAGTTGGTGTTTCTGGGTATAATAAACCCAAGAGAACTCCAAACCATCCTACAAAAAGTCATGTGGTAGTTGCTAAAGAAGGAAATAAAATAAAGACCATTAGATTTGGTCAGCAAGGAGTTAAGACTGCTGGTAAGGCTAAAGCGGGTGAGTCTAAAAAACAAAAGAACAGACGAAAATCTTTTAGAGCTAGGCACGCAAAAAACATTGCAAAGGGAAAAATGTTTGCGGCTTGGTGGGCAAATAAGGAGAAATGGTAATGGCTAAACAAAAAAAAGTAAGCTGGATGTATGGTGGCAAAAAATATAGTGGAACCTATATTAGAGAAACTAAAGAAGCTATATTTGCTAGAACTACAAATGGTAAAATTAAAAAAATTATAAAGAAGAAGAAGAAGTAGTAGTGCCTAACAAGAAAGCTAAGAACAGAAAAAGAAATCGCTTAAAACTAGCGATACAGAATAAGCGTAGAAAAAGAGAATTGAAAAAATTACAAAAGGAAAAGAGCAATGAATGAAGAAATGATGGCACTAATAGAATCTATAGCGAAAACTGGAGGAGAAGGACTTTTAGGTTTCAGTACGAGTCCTAACGTTTTTCAAGATATGGCAACTTTAGCTAAATTACCTAAACAGATTAAAGATAGAGCTAGTGGGAAAAAAACATATCGGGAATTTTTACTTGAAGAAAATACAGGTAATGGCAAAACTTTTGCCGAGTCAATAGGATTAATGCCTTCAAGAATGAGTTTAGAAGAATTAATGCAAGAGTTTACGGAACAATATAAAAAATCTCCACGCTTACAAGAAAAACCAGAAGCTGCTAAATCTATAGATGATATCATAAAACAAGCTGATATGGCTGAGTTTTTATCTGAAGCTATGGCAGAGAATACTAATGTAGATGTTAGTCAAATGCCTATGAAAAAAGATCGTCTTAAATATTCTTCTGATACGATTATAGATTTCTTAAATAGCTTAAGTAGTGGGTATAGAGAACCTAGTTTTGAAGAAAGAGTGAGAACATTTCCAGGAAGATTGCAAGATTTAACTAAAGATAAACCGTCTGATTCTTAAGAAAGAGAGGGGCATAGTAAGGATAAAACCACACCCCTCATGATGAGCATAGGAGTAAATCTACTGTCTATTTAAAAATTTTGATTTTTTCTCTCTCTCCCTCCTGAGTTGGGAGGGCTTAGTATAAAACCTTCGCTCTTCCAGCTCTTCTAATAATCCAGACTCTCTAACTTTCTTCTTAAACTCTGAAATCATTTTAGCTATAGGTTTATTCTTAGCAGCTTTTACTATAATCATTGTACAAATCTCTCCATTTCTTTTTCATTTCTCTATCTGCAAAATTATTTGCTCTAATCTCCCACTTATTATCTAAGTACGGATCGTTACCACAATTTACTGCTACGACAGATGCTTGGTTATATCTAGTTCTAAACTTATCAATGCCATACTTATAGGCATCCATAACATGTTTTGCTTCGTGAATTGTTGTTTCAATAAAATCGTAAGCACTTAGCTTTGGATTAAGAACAACTGTATCTTCATCTGGTAAGTAGTAGCCATTACAATTAATAGTATCATCTGTTGATATTGTAGGCTGTAGGTCATAACATCCTAAAACCCACTTAGCTACCTTTCTTCTAGTCGAGTAATCCGTTTTCAAAACTAACCTTCTTTCTTGTTTCATGGTCTTGAGCTTCTAATATATCATTGAATAACTTACAACTATCTCCAGAGTATCCCATCTCTACACTTCCTGGAGTTCCATATCTATTCTTTGATACTATTAACATCATTTCATTTTGACCCCATACCCTACCATCTGAATCTGCTTGACCAAATCTAGTAACATAAGGGTAATGAGTGAACACCACCATTTCAGCATCTTGTTCTAAAGAACCAGACTCTGCTAAGTCTGATAATCTTGGAGTTGAATCTATTCTATGTTCAATGTTTCTGTTCAATTGAGATACTAATATTACACACATATCGTGTGATTTAGCAAGCCATTTATACTTCATAGTTGTTTCTCTTATCTTATGTCTTACGTCTCTTGTATCATTAGAAGAATATTCTATTAAACCTATGTGGTCATCTATAATCACATCTGGTTTTATTCTTTTTACTTCTTCAAATGTAGACTGTAAATCACGAACAGAATCATACATGAATAGCTTATCTTTATACGTTTCTCTTATATAGTCTATTACAGACCTAACCTCTACCTTAGAGGTAGTGGCTCCATGTCTTAGATTTCTATACGATAGACTGTCAGATTCCATAGCTATAAACTTCTTCATCATCTCCGTATTGGGCATCTCTCTGTTTAACATCATAACCCTCTTACCACTAAGTACTAACTCTCTAGCAACATTAGCTGCTACAGTAGTCTTTCCATTCGCTGGTCTGCCTGCTATAATAGTAATCTCTCCACGAGTCATGCCATATATAACACTATCTAGTTTAGATATTCCAGTTTTTATAATACCTCTACTCTTAAATATAGAATCATCTGTATCTTCAAGTAATGTATCTAAATCAAACTCATGTTTAGATGGCTTTGTGTTTATTATATTTCCAGTATCTGTATTGATCCGCTCTATTATATCGTCAAACTCTACAGAGTCATCGTTGGCTTTACTTATAAGCCTATGAGAATTATCAACAATATTTCTACGAAGATAATATTCATATAGTTTTTTTGCTAGATACTCTGCATTTGCTGTAGTGACTCCATCTGTACCTATTCTAGCTATCTCATAAGTATAAGTCCTATCAGGATAATTACGCTTAGGAAAGTTAGTTGATACAGATACGAGGTCTACAGGTTCACCTTTTTCATCTAATTTACATATTGTTTTCCAAATATCTTTATTAAAATCATTATAGAATACATTATTGTCTGGTATCCACCTCCTTAATGACTCTATGTATTCTGGTTCATTTATGATACAATATAATAGAGCTTCTTCTGTGTCTTTATTGTGCATTTAAGCCTCATCAATTCTTGGTGGTAGTCTATCTAAAGATTTAAACTCATAATCTTGTCTTGATTTTTTATTAACACTAGAGTTAAATACCATAGATGCTAGATAAGGAAGTCCCTTACCAGAGATAGCATACTTTTTTTCTATATAATTATTCATAGATATCACTGCCATCTCGTCATCGCAATCATTAACTGAAGTTAGGAATCCTAATATCTCTCTATCAGATAATGGTTTTGTTCTTACGCTATTTATTTTCCAGATTATGTGGTCTAAAAGCTTTCCATATTCTACGCTATGTGAAAGTCTCATTGACTTAATTTGTTTTTCTAGGTTCTTACCCTTATATACAGAGCCACAAGTAGGACATCTGTCTTTCTTAGATACAGGCATCAACACTCCCTGCAATTTAAATATTCTAATGGAATGTTTTTATAGGTATCTACATCTAAATAATCTAATATTACATTTGCTCTGTCTTTAAATATTTGAAAAGGTTTCTTACAATTCTCACATCTATAAGGAAGTGAAGATATCTTTCCGTAGGAACCTCTCACCGATCTTACTATATTACCTTTTATTTTTAAAGATATCCTATCTTTAATTAATGAATCAAAATCAAACCATTCATCGTCAAAGTAATTAAGCATTGTACTTATATTAGCATAAGACTTATCTGAAAAATAAGTCTGAGAACTTGTATCTATCCTTGCGTCTGACTTATCTGTCTTGCTACCTAATATTAATAATCCTTTTCTAACTCTATCTCTTGTCGATGCATTTCTCAAATCATTCTTTATTTTTAATTCTGTTGAAGTGCTCACCACACCAACTCCTTTCTTTATTGTTTTAACATTCTGGACAGGTCTCTTCATTTAATGGAATATTTTTAAATAAATCCTGCTCTAAATAATAGTGACCTCCTTCTTTGGATACCTTGTAATTAACCCAGCCTCTCTCACAGAGGTTGCATCTTACAGGCTCATAAGAAACTTTGTTTTTCTCTCTCGTTCTTCCTTGGTTTTGCCTCTTATCTGAGTCTAAATCAAACCACTCCTCATCAAAATAATGAATCATAGTTTCTAAGACAGCATAGTCTTTTCTTCTATGCTCGTTATGAGCCTTAGAATTTTTAGTTCTACCTATGTCTGAACTAGGAGAAGCTTTTCCCTCTCTAACCAATCTTCGTATTTCTGGATTACGTAAACCTCCCCTCGGTCTTCCTTCACTATCTGTATGTCCACTTCCTCGCTGGGTTTTAGCCATTTTGCTATCCTCTTTCTTACTTTACACTGTGCTTTGTGTTTATTAATTAATAGGTCGACCTCTTCATGCTCTCCCAAAGATCGACCATCAGAACCCCACGCTCTTTGCGCTTTTAAATCTTTTTCTTTTGCCATGCCAACACATTCTCTTTCGAATCTGTTTCCTTTTTGCTTACTTCTATTCGGCATCTAGTGACATCCCACAGCTACAATTACATTTAGCTTTTTTCATTAAGTTTTTCCTTATAAATATTTGATACTCTGGAGGTTGAGCATTATATCTCTTGCTGCAATCTTCACATAAGACATAATGACTGACACCTCCAACTACAGGAAGTAAGTCCTCCGTATCATAGTTTTTAATTTCAGTTGGAGTAAGACAAGAAAGTACTGCGTACCAATATTCACTATCGACTTTGCTGCACAGAGAACAACTACTCGGTAGTTTTATCTTCTTGAACTTCTTTACTTCGCTTGCTTTCATCTTTCATTTCCTCTGCTTTTTTCTCTATATATTTTGCTAACTTTTCTGTATCTTTTTTCATATCTAAGTAATTCTCTATAACAATACGCATTGAATCTACATTACTGCCTATAGAATTAACAAGCTTAAAAAGAGTACCCATGTCTCTATACAACTCTTTGTTTGTAGGTTTTTTTCTTTTCGATCTTAACATCTATTATCTCCATTTAAATTTACGGCAAGTGGGTGCCAACCAATCGTATCAATTTCAATATTTACCCTATAAGTAAACCACCACATATCAAAAAGACCTTTCAATCTTAATTTGATATCTAAAAAGATACTCACTTGCCAAATCTTTTATTCTAAATTATATCCATTTAGCTTAGTAGATTCTCTATGTTTAGAATAGATTTTTCTAAGCTTAAAAATTAAATGCTTATCATCTCTAGGGGACAGGTCATATATAGGAGTCTTAGGTTTAACCTCTCTTTTGACCTCCACACAGGCATCAATACCATCCTTCTCACCCATAAGCTCACACATTTTCTCCATTATCTCGTTCCAAATTTCTACCTTCATCTTCTCTTTTATCCTTTCTAGTTACCACTAATCCTCTTTGCTCTGCCTTCTTCCATATAAACTTTACAAAATCATCTACGTCTTCCTGGTCTGCATCAGAACCCATTGTTATTACTAGGGATTCTAGCTCATCTACCATTTTAAATTTCATCATAGCTCTCCGTAATTATTTTTAATAAATCATCCCAAAACATATCTTCTCTTCTTTTGCACGCGTTACATAAATTATCATTTAATAAATCAAAATCCTTTAGACAATCTCTGCACATCTTCATAATAAACTCCTAAAAATTTAGAGGGTACGATAAATAAACCAATGAAAAAACCGTACCCTCTGACTGATCAATAAACTAGAAAGGAAGTTCTTCTTCTTTTCTTTCTGCTCCCTCCCAAATAAATATAGACTGAGCTTTAGCAGATACTTTTTCTTCGCCTTGTTTATTAGTCCAAGACTCGTGGACTACATCTATAATAACAGGCATACCAGATATATCACTTTCGTTTATATTTGGTAGAAAAAATTTACCTTCGTTATCTGCCTCTGTCTTAATCTGGAATGAATCTAATAGTTCTAAGTATGATTTATTAGAACGACTATTTTCTTCTAGACCAGCGTGGTCTGCGTTGGAAGGGTCTGGTTTTTTAAATCTAAAAAAACCTTTTGACTTTAGTTTTCTACCAGAGAACAAACCTTTGTCTACTTCCTTACCATCGCTCTCAACTGATTCACCTTTATTATCTTCACTTACCTCAAACATTATATCGTATACGTCAGCTAAGAACTGATTCCTTACCTTAACTTCTCTTTTACTCAACTCTAGTGCATTAGCCTTATACTTTCCCTCTGGAATCAGCATAGGTATATCTTGTGATGGATCGTAATATGCTTCGTCACTAGCCATTATATTATCTACGTCAGACATTATCTGTCTCCTTATCTTTTTCTTTTGATATCAACTGCTCTAAAGCTTGGACTGTCTTTTCCAAGTTTGACTTATTGACCTTACCACTCTCTAGTGCATTCTTAACTTTACTTAGGTGTGGTTCTCCCACTTTTTTTGCTATAGCTTCTAAGTACTTTATTTCATCTGATGATATAGAAGTATCTGGCAAGTCTTCACCTGCAAATATATATAGACCTAAACCATGTAGAGCTATTGCTTTAGCTAGACATCTTTGTATTGATGTATTAACTTCAAAAGCATTAGGCTTCTTTATTGTTTGATTTCTATTATCTAATACAGGGTGTACTTGTTCTCTAGTTATATCATTAACTGTAACAGATACCTTTACAAAGCAACCAGCTTCTGTCTCCATGTATGGTTGCCTAATCCCATTAACCTCCCAATCGTGTGTCTCCCAGGTAGCATCTGGAGCAACTCTAAGTAGCTCCCTAACTGCCCATGCCCAACTAAGATAGGTAAACATACCTTTCTTTTCTGACTTAGCAGAGACATCTATATTATCTAGCTTTTCAAAAACGCTATTCATTCTATTACTCGCTTCCTATTTCAAAAGATACATGAGGACAAAACTCTCTGACAGGACAAAATCTTTGACATTTTATCCCACCCCAAGTTTCTACGTCGCTACATTTACTCGGAGTCTTTTTGCTCTCAAGTGACTCAAGTAGTGCATCTCTTTTTGTTGTAAAAAATTCTAATAAATGATCGTTGTGTATATACGGAACCTCTACTAAATATATATTCTTATCTACTCCTCTATCTCTAGCAGCCATAAGACCTCCATCTCGAACTGTCATCTGAACATACATCTTCTCTACATTTTTTCCTGTAGATTCTAATAGATACCTATACATATTTATTTGCCAACCCCAATCCTCTAGGTCTGCTTTCTCTGGATTCCTCCACCACCTCTTTACTTTTTTAGGAGTTCCTGCCTTGCCCCATCTACCACTCCTTTTATAGACTGCTCCACTAGGGTCATCATCTAAATAAAAATCTAGACCAAGAACCTTAGCTGCTTTGAAAGAGCCAGTATTTTTATAATCTATTAATGTTTCTGTAGACTCTTGATATAAATCTACAATTCCTGTTATATCTATTCCTTCTAGCTGAATCTCTGCATCTTCTTCGCTAGCATTATCTTCTAATCTTTTATGATGTAGTGTACCAGCTAGAGCAAATGCTTGAGCCTGAGGGTCTAAATAATAATCTTCTGTTCTCTCTAGATAAGCTTGACAGGTTCCATTAATTAACTCGGTAACACTAGGCTTTCTGTCTGGATCTCTGACCTTAGACATCTCTTTGAGAGCAGTATAATATACACCCATTCTCTCTAAGTCTAGCTTGTCATTATCTAAAGCATCTTCAAAAGTAATTGTCTCGCCATCTGGATATTTAAAACCAATTCCTGGCATTATAAGACTCCTCTCATTCTATTATTTTTAACATATAATATTAATACTTACTAGGGTACCTAAGCAAGAAAATAATTTTCTGCTTGCTTTTCGTTTGATTAGCGATTATATTGTAAGTATCTTTGTTGGTTGGGCTATATATATATACTACTTTTTACTTTCTCTAGTTCTATCTAGTTGTTTGTTAAATTCATCAGCAGTTGTAGGCTCACCTTTTAAATTATGGAGATAACATTTTGAACAATAAGGAACGTTATCCTCAATAACTACAGCGACCTTATCGCAATCTATACAATGATTAGGCATAGGCATTACTCTACCTCTACAGCATCATTAGTATGTCTAACTCTATCCCACAGTATCTCATACACTTTGTCAGTCTTAGGGTCTCTCCATCTCTCACAACCACCATCTCCATAATCTTCTCCATCAATAAACTCCCAAGAACTTTCTCCACAATCAGAGAATCCCATCTCGTCTAGATCGATTCCCTCTTTCTTTTTCCATTTTCTTTTATCAATTAACATCTTTACCTTTCCTCTCTGATAATTTTATAATTATTATCTGAATTAAAAACAGACATAATAGATATTCTAAAAGACGCTATCTCATCTGGAGTTCCATACAAGGTTCCATCTTCTCCCTCTAGCAACTTGTAAGTATGAACACTATATATCTTTCTATCACCGATTGTTTTATCAACAGAAATACCTATATCATATCCATCTAGACAATCCCAATATATATCATCTGTCTCTAACTCTCCAGACCAACTTTCTACAGTAGCTTTTAGGTAGTCAATCAACTCACTTTTATTATATCTGTAATCGTGAGGACTAAGTTTCTGTACTTTTCTGATATTATTTAACATATCCCTTCTCTCTATCTGCTTCTTCTTAAACTTAGAATAATTTTTAGAATATATTATACAAAAAGTATCCTTATCCCAATCTATATTATAATCCTCTCTCAAGTCTTTTAATTGACAGCCATAATCATTATTATATCCTTCTATTATAGAGGTTGGTATTAACTGTAAAACAGCTTGTAATACGTCGTCTAAATTCTTATCGACACTACTATCTCCATTCTCCATATTAGAGAGTAACTCATCAGCTAAATCTAATTTCTCAGCTATATTATTTCTCTCGTTGTTATACATCCACTCTATAAACTTATCTGCTCTTATGTAATAAGTTTTCTTCTTACTCTCAGTCTCTACATTTCCGTGGTATACATTTCCCATTATTCTTCCTCCATTACTATTGTTTTAAATTGCCTATCTACCTCTGGCTCTTTATTCTCTATACCTATCATTCTCTCTATAAACACAAGCTCTATATCATCAGTCTTATCCTTGAATACCTCTTTAGCTTTTTCATATACATCTGTCAATTCCAAGCCAGAGTAAACAGATTCTATCTTCTCTGTATCGATCTCAGATGTGTAAAGCTCGTACCATATATCTGTCTCTGGAACATTGAGCTGCATTTCTATTTCTCTATCCATATTATCTATGAATATTATCCTATGTCTAAAGTTATTATACTTTATATTTACTTTCTTTATCTCGCTGATGCCATACATATCAAGTATCTTATGTATAGCAGAGTTCATATTCTTTGTGTCCATATTCTCTCCTATATGTTTATTCCTATTTCTGTATATTCTCCAACTATTTCAGGGTTATAGAATTTTAATATTCTTTTCACTATGTAGGCTCTTAAGTCTGTGTCTACTTCTAATAGGTGGAAGAATTCATCTACAGCTAATGGAGTCATTGAAGTTTTAGATTTCTCTATATATTGACTTAGTGCATAGGTCTTTTTGTAATCGTTGAAGGTAGTTATATTACCTCTGTCTAGTCTAGCTAGTTTTATTCCTGCTTCAACTATTCTCTGACATATCTCTATCCAATTTATAATCTTATCTGCATCTAGTGTTCCAGAGTGATGTCTAAACTCTATAGAGCCATGTATTATCCTAGAGTGCATATTGACTCCACAATATCTAGAATCATTATACTTCTCGTAAGAGGGGTAAGTATCGAACGCTTGATACCAAGTGTCTATGAAATCTTGGTCATCACAAATATCCATTATGTGTCCCATAGTCATTGGTATTCTTTTACACCATCTACTATTTCTCCTAGAGTCTGGTAGCATCTTATATATTATCTGTTCACTTAGCTTTGAGACTGCTAATATATATTTAATCTCTCTCCACTTTAAGTCTCTAGCGTCTATGTGTATATGCATACCACAACTTCTATTGACTGACCACCCTATTCGTTTTAAATCTGTAGTGATATTATCAATAGATTGGTATAGCTCATCTCCAGATAAACCACCTCTAGTTATAAATTCTCTGCCAACACCATCTCCAGAATCTATACTTCCATCATGAACTACTCTCCAGTTGTTCCTAAACTCCCAGTTACTTTCGTAGTAGCCGTATTCCATAGCTTCATAGTCATCATTCACAGCTTCTAGTTCTAAGCCTACTGCTCTGCTAAACTTATTTCTATTAAAGCATTTAGACTCGTGTAAGTCTACATTACCATAACTATCTAAGTCTACATCTTCTCCCTCTCCAGGATAGCAATCCTCACAGTAGTATTCTTGGTGTGTCTCAGACCATATAGCGTAGTCTCTATTGACAGTATTATCACAACTCTCACAATATGTGAATATCTCGTTATAACAATCATCACAATATGTCTCTCCATTGGTAGTGTATACGTCATCAATGGGGTAATCATCGCAACAAGACTGGCATTCGTAATGTCTCTCGCTGTAGCAATCTTCACAATAATCTTCTCCATGAAAGCCACAAAGACGCTCACTCTCAGAGATGATTCCTCGACAACCTTCACACCTTATATTCTCTTCTTCTCTAGTTTGATTTTTCTCTTGATATGTATCATTATTATTATCTGTAGGCATATATACTCCTATGATATAGCATAATGACTAGCAGAGATTAAGATAAACACAGAGTGTGATATCTCTCTTAACCAACCAATACGTTTTAGTGTACGATACATATTCTCTGGAGATAGGTCATCTACGATCTCGCCATTGACCTCAGAGATTCTATCTGCTAAGTGAGACATATACTCCTCGATATTCTCAGATTCTACGAATGGATTTTTCTTAGCTCTATTATAGAGCATCTCCATTACATATCTCTTAGACTTTATCTTTATAGGAGAATCTATCCCTACAATAACAGCCATTCTCTTTTTCTTTTTATATCCACTTTTTGTAAGCAGAGCCATAAGAACCTCCCTCTATCTGAAGTTGCTCATCTATCTTTACGTCTCCGTGGCAACTCTCGCAGTAATAGTAATCACCCTCTCGCCTTGCTATGTCTGCATAGTCTCCACAGATACAACAGTCTAAGCCTACATCTTTAATCTTACTATCTAGATTAGTTCTATCTACTTCACAATCTAGACAAGAGTAGTCTTCTCCATATTTGATTAAGTCTATATACTCTGTCTTTTTATTACAATATATACAAATAGGTCTCTCAGAATAATCTACAAACTCTGTACTATTAAAATAGTCGTAAGAATTGTAGCCATAGTAATTCTTGAGAGGAGTATAGTTGTACTCTAATGTATTAGACTCTATCTTCTCTAACTTAGCGTTGGTGCCTGTATCAGAGAACTTATTTACATCATATATATAATGTGTATCTATCGTAACATCATATATATAAGCCTTGACTCCATATTTAGATAGAGCCTTCTTGAGATGTTCTTTTGTAGAGGCGTAGAATAATACCTTAGCTTTTTTCCAATAGGCAACTGCTAAGTCTCTACCTCCCTCATGTAATAGATTAAGTTCAGTCTTAGAATTTTTTATCCAAGACAGTGCATAATCTCCATATATCTCATCTAGAGCTTTCTGTAAACTCTCGTTATCATTTATAAAATGAAACAAGTATTGAGAGTCTACCTCATATAACTCTTTATGCTTTTCGTCTATGTCCTCGTGATTGTATATCATACCATTATGAGCACCAATCGTATTACCCACTACAAATGGGTGAGCATTACGAGCTGTAATGGCTCCCTCTGTAGCGTGTCTCGTATGGAGCATACATATACTAGTATCATATCTATATTCATTAGATATCTTGTTATACTCTGGTGAGTCTACAAATACATCAGAACTCTGTAGAGTCTTGTATATGATAGGCTCATCTTTTTCTGAGATAACTGATACTCCCGTAGAGTGCTTGCCTCTATCGGCAATACCTCTTAGTAGAGACTTAGATATCTTACGAACTTTTCTCATCTGGTGCCTGTTTTGCTCGTACGGCTTTTTGGCGAAACCAGCTAGTCCACACATAGAATCTCCTTTCTATCGTTGTTAAAGTATTACTACATATAAACATCTCTATATCCAGTAATACTCTAGGTTATCACGTTCTCTCCAACCATACTGTGAGTAGAACTCTTTGTCTTTTCTCAGTAGATTGCTTCTGTGAGAAGCATGAAATCTCTCGTTACCTAACCAATGTGGCATCTCTACATCTTCTGAGACTCCTATCATTTCCATAGTATTATTATAACCTCTCAGAATCCACTCCTCGATCATCTTGTTCTTGTAGAGAAGTAAGGCTTCCTCGTAGCCACGCCACATAGTCACGGCAGGGTGATTTAGCCACCCTCTATAGCTTCTACCTGTCTTTGTAGGTACTCCAGATAGAGCGTTAAATATTTGTAGAGCTTCGACTCTCTGTTTACCTAGTCTCTTATAATCTAAGACTTGAGCAGAGAGAGTAAAATCCTCGTAGGGTAAAAATGTCTGCATCTATCTATTAAAAATGTTGTCTTTAATCCACCACTTCATAGACTTATAGACATATAGAGCCATAGTGCCTAGAAACGCACCAAATATATATATAGCGTGTAGAAGTCCATGACTCTCTCCACATAGTCCTAGTAGATGTTTTAATGCTTCTATCATGTTGTTTTCCTTTCGTTAAATATTTTCTCTGAATGTTTATAATCTCTGTATAAAACTTTAGTCTCTGATTCAAACCAACAAGAGGTACATAATATATAGCCAGAGGTTAGTCTATACCAATTGTTTGGCTCTACTATCGTAGAACATTTTGAGCATCTATGCATTTTATACTCTCCTTATATTAATTATGTCAAACTCTGGGAACTCCCATTCAAGTCTGTCGTACAATTCTTCTTCCGAGACAGCTGCGATTCCCTGGCACCAACTTGTCTCTCCATCTGTAAATTCTACTACCCACATACTATCTCCTTTTGTTTATCTCTGAGTAAAATATTGCTCTCACTCTCTTAAGTGTATATTTGCTAGCATCTCTCTCGTTTAGTTTGAATCTACGCATCATCCACTCTCTCGCTTGTTCTCTCGTAGAGGGTGGAATTGGTATATTATAGATTTTACGCATATAAATTATACTTTAATTTAAGGAATATTTTATATAGACGCAATAGGCTTGTGGAGAGATATATATTCTCTAGCATCCACAAGAGTTATTGCAACAATTATTCTCTCTAAGTAGCTTTATCTCTGATCTGATCTCTCTACGGAACTTATCCTTAGCCTCGCTTAGTGTCACTCCATAATATCTACGTCTAAATAGAGTATCAAACTCTGTGATTCTCCACGATAGCTCTATGCTACCATCTTTTTTAAACTCTCTAGTCATGATTGTCTCCTGTTTGGTTTATAGATTAATTACTATTACTAGAGCTAAAACGCTCTCTATTAGGATTATAAAAATCGCTAATTCTTTCCAGTCTACTTTCATCTTGTCTACCATGTCCTTTCGTCTCTGTGTATTGGTCGTAGAATCTTCGGGTCGTGTTTCTTAACTTCCTTGATTCTCTCATTATTTGTAATTCTATATCTCTTTTGCCTAGCTTGTATTCTCTCTCTATCTACTAATGTCTCGGTTAATAATTTGTAGGCTGATGGGAATCCCTCGTGTAATATCTTTCTATCTCTGTCATATATCGAGATAGCTTCGCCTTGCTCGTAGTGAAATTCTCTATAATCCATAAATAACTCTATCAAATCCTTTAGAGTCTTTCTTGAAATCTCTCTATCTCTTGGCGTGTAGAGAACCCACTTACTAGATACTTTCGCAATCTCGTATCTGGCTACGACTATATTCTCTTTTACTCTCTTACTCTCTAGACTCTCTAGCTTAGATTGTAGAGATTTAATCTCTCCCTCTAGCTTGGATTTCTCTAGAAAGTATTGACTCTCTCTGTCGTTATCGTTCATAGACTGTCCTTTGGTTAGTGTGTTTATATGTGTATAGAGGAAGGGGCAGGAATCGAACCTGCCTTTATTCC